TTACAACTGGAGTATCCCCGGAATCCATATAGAAAAATCCGGGATTGATTTTGAATTGAACCTGAAACTCGTCATATCGTCTGGAAAATTTTTCTACATCATATCCAGACACAACATTAGCTTTAAAATATCCGTCAGGATCCTTTGAAGTTCTTAATTTTCCATAACCCACAAGCCATTTATTAATTTCTGCCGTTCTGGTTTTATCTTTAAAAGCAAACTTCATCGGTCTTAGGTATGGTTTGTATTTACCTGTGTGTTCTGTGGGTTCATCGTCGCGATCAGGAATGTTATATTCTGCTATCTGTTCTTCGGCTCGCTGTCTCCGTCCACAATCTGAACAGTGGAGATCTATATCCGTGTTCTTAATTCCATTAAATTCAACTTCGATTTCAAGCAAGACCTACACCTCCCATTTTTCGCTGTGTCCTAAACGCTATCTCTTCAGCTACCATTTCTATATCCATGCTGTTGTTGATGATAAAATTATTGCCTGTAACCATAACACTTGACGTTGGCATTATTCTTCCACCACTATTTGCATATGGATTTTCAGACTTAGGTACAATCATTTCACCCTCATGAACCATAGCCATCATGTCCGTTGGGAGATATCTTGAACCTACTGCGAAACTGCCTGCACCTTTCGTTTTTCCTCTATCGCCACCGTAGCTCGTGCCACTCATCCCGCCATCGTAACCCGTTCTGGATGATGGTGTTGATTCTGCAATAGCTTTATTTTTAGTATCAGTTTTATTCCATTTAGTTAACCAATCCCAAGCCTTTTTGATTGCTGCGGTTACGGAATCCCAATTTTTGATTATTGCAATGATTCCAAGTGCAAGTCCCGCAAGTGCTAAAACTGTAGCCCCGATTGGGTTTAAAGACATCACAAGATTGAAAGCCCCCATCGCAATATTGACAGTGTCGATGACTTTTAAGGCAACGAAACCTGTTAGTAATGCCCCCAAAACAATTTTTAGTGTGTCGCCATTTTCAGATATAAACCCGATAACATCAGCAATTTTCTGGAAAGTATCTGTCGCTAGTTTTTTGATTTCGTCCTTATTATCAACTACCCAATCAGCCATGTTCTGTAATTCAGGCATTAACTCTGATACGATCGTTGCAGTTACTCCTGCGAGAACTGTTTTTATCTGGTCCAATGTGTCGCCAAGCTTATCGCCGGATTCAACAGTTTCGTCAGACATAACACCGCCAAGGTCAGATGCTTCTTGCTTCAACTTGTTCATTCCGTCGGCGCCTTCGCCTAAAAGAGGTGCAAGATCCGCATAAGATTTTCCAAAGATATCATTTGCGATACTGTTACGCTCTGTTTCATCTTTCATTTCTGCGAGTTTAGCCAAAACCTGATTAAAAGCTTCTCCAGAACTTAAATTTTTAATATCGATACCTAATTTCTTGTAAGCTTCTGATTGCGTGTTGGATGTTTCAGTGGATTTTTGTTGAAGTTGTTCAAGTTTAACTCCGGCCTCTCTAGCTTCAAGACTATTCTTCCCGTGTTTTTTTATCGCTTCATTCAGCGTATTTTGTGCTTTTTCTAAATTTATCGCTGCTAGTTTTTGTTCTTCCAGGGTGAGGGTTACATCCTTTGAACCAGCGGTTGCTTTAGCAAAAGATGTTTGTTGTTTCACCATTAACGCTGTTAGCTTTTCTTGTTCTACTCCAGCTAACCCAGCGGCATAAGTCCATTTCTGATATTCTTCAGCACTCACTCCGGCTTTTTTAGAGTTATCCGATATCGCAGAAGCAGTATCAACAACACCCTGTACCGCTCCAAAAGCTTGCTTGCCTAGTGCTATAAAAGCACTTCCCAAGGCTTTTATTCCGCCGATAATCGCAGCACTTGTAAGATTTGCTTTAATAATATCGCCCATATTTAATGCGTGGCCACCTGCTTTATCAGCATTGTCACCCATCTGTTTGATTTCTTTTCCTAAATCATCAGTGGGATTGATTGCCTTTTGCATTTCGTCTTTATTCTGTCCAATTTCACTATTGAGCTTATTTAAATCAGCTTCGGCGTTATTTAACTGTATTTGCCAATCTTTTGTTTTCTTGTCGTTTTCACCATATTGATCAGCACTGGATGACATTGCCTTTTTCAAAACATCAACTTTATTCGCTTGTGATTCCAGTTGTTTTTCAAGGACTTTGCCTTTTGCGGTTAGCGCTTCGACGGAATTCTTATTGTCAATGAATTCTGAAGAAACTTTTTTCATTTCGGAACCCAATACCGTCATATCAGTTTTGATACTCTTTATCGCATTCCTAAATTCCTTCTCACCATCGAGAGCAATGTTAGTGCCTATACTTTTTGCCATTAATTTTCACCTCCCTAAAATGGGATAATATCGTCTATGTCTTTAGGTTTTGTTATTTCTTCATAGGTTTTCTTTGCAGAAGTAAGATATAATTCATTATCAAAATTACGCGCATAAGCTTTCCACAACATTGACCACTTCTTCAATGTCATATGTCCCACTTCTTTTTCAGAGTAACCATACTTTTTCATCCCGATAAATAAATACCAAGCAAAATCTATTTTCCCATCAGATTCTACTTGGTCATCTCGTTTGGGTCTTCTTCACCTGTTTTTGTAGAATCAGAAACGATGTTAGAGATCATCATCTTCGCTTGTTCGGTATTTGTGATCAATCTTGCAACCTGCTTATGATTTAAAAACGGTCTATTTTCATTCTTATTTTCATTCTCAATGTCTATTCCTTCGTTGATGACTTCTTGTAAAATCCAGATAATGTCTTTAATCTTGGGCTCACCATTTTTAGGCTGCATCACCTTAAAAAAATTATCTAATGAGTTGTATTTTTCTTGAATTAATTCGATTACATTCAGCGTAAAAGCTTGCGGATAGGTGACTTCATTCACCGTAAAATATCTTAATTTATCTATCAATTCCGATTCCTCCTAAAAAATTATAAAAAGAAAAGGGAGTATTTAAACTCCCTATACCGTAATTCCTGCTTTTCCTTCGATGTATGTCTTTGCCTCTGCCTCAGTGACAAATGTCTGTTCTAACTTCCAAACACTTGTTGCATCTGGATATATTTCACCAACAACAGAATCTGTGCCAAATGCTAAAGACTGTCCTTTAGTCGCAAGTGAATCCGATGGTTCTGCAAATTTAATTTTAGGAAACCACAACGCTCTATAAGCTCTTATGCCCGCTTTCATTTTCACACCATAGAAACCAACTCCCACAAATGGACTAATATCATTAACGTTAGCTGTGATTTCCGCTGTGGTCGCATGCTTGGCATGTCCTAAAAACTCTGTTTGCATTTCTGCGGATAGATCATCAATGTTCAGCGTAAGAGTTCCGCTTTGGAAACTATTGTCGTTTTCAATCAACACATCATCAGCGTATAGTTTTCCGTCTGACATTGTAATTGCAATATCAGCCTGGATTGCTTTAGCGATAACACCCTTCTTTACCGCACCTTTATAGCACGGATATCTTAATCCAATTCTAGCCATTTATATTACCTCGCTTTCTGTATTTCCTTCGATTTCACACTCAAAAATGATATGAAATTTATCCGTATCATTTTCTTCGAGTATTGTGATTACCGGATAAGTAAATCCGGCTTTGAATAATTTAGATCTGATCTGTTTTTTCAATGTTGAGTAGGGTATTGTTCTCGGGATGAACAAATGAATCTGAACGCTTGCAACATCTATTTGTGGTTCATCATCTGCGTAGCTTACCGCCCTATCGTCAGCATAATTAAACGTAATATAGGTTGATAAGGTTCCTTTATACGTTCCAAAATTCGGAACATAACCTGTAGGGGTGAGAGTATCTATAATCAGTTTGTTAACATTCATTTTGCTCCCACCTCCTCGTCAAATACTTCTTGCATGAGATATATCACTCGATTTTCTGCCGCCATCTTCGCCCTTTCAAGTGTTGGATGCGGATCCATTTTACTGGTTCCGTATTCCATGTAGGCTAGTTTTTCACCGTTCCTTACCCCGTTAGCGTCTTTACTTCCGGTCTTAGGGCCTACCGGTACAAAATAACCAATGTCGTTTTTCTTGGGCTTTCCTGCAACGATTGAATCACGTAAACTCCCGCTTTGAGAATATTTATCAAGTCTGGATATCTCATGTTTCATTGTTCCTACAAGGACTTGAGCGCCCTTATCGAGCATCTTTTTGGCGAGTTTATCGTAATCATCGAGCCTTTCGAGCTTCTTTACAAATTCGTCCGGCATTTCAATACCAAATTTTGCCATCCTCTACACCAACTTTCGGAGCGTTCCAAAAATCTCAATGTACTCATTGGAATACTCATAGTTATTGATATAGCTGATGTTGTAATAGCCGCCATTAAAAATGACCTGCATATCTTCGTTGATTGCTTTGCTTACATGCCTAATTAAAAACCTTGTTTTAGCTTCAACAAATTCCGCATTTGCCTTGATCAGTTCTGTTCCCGATGTATTACCTGCCTTCGCCCAACATTCGTGTACTAATGTTTCAATTGGAATAGGAAACCCTTCAGAGTCCGCCCCATTGGTCACAGAAACGATTTTTATTTTCTTGCTGAGTTCTCCTGGGTTTACATTCATACAATCACCTCAGGTGTGCTCAACAGGTTTGCACTGTGCATGTCCAAAATCGTTGTAACCACTCGGTTCAAGTTTGTTTTATCCACATACAATGTTCTATTGTCGTGCATATCCTGACATAAAATGTAAATAACGATTATAAAATCATCATGCAGATCTAATCTGGCATCATCTAATCCTGTATAGGATTTTATATAGGCTTTTGAAGCATCAATCAATGTTAAAACATCAATCTCCTCGTATCCACCAGGTTCTAATTTAAGGTATCTCGCAACATCACTTGCGAGCATTTCGCTTATTTTCATTGGATTTCACATCCTTTATCGGCTTAATCTCTTCGATGTATCCTGCCTGTAGCAGGTCGGAGAGTACAGCTTGATTACTGCACTCTCTTTCTTCCCCTGCATACATTGACAAAGCACCGGAGAAAGACACCAATGCTTTGATTTTCATACTAGACAGCCTTCATGGTGAGAACCGCGATCTTCTGGGGTTCGATGATCTTGGAATCAGCTTCTACCCAACCAACAACTCCAACGGCGTGTTCGTCAGCGAATCTCTCAACAAGAACTTGGATGTCCATGTTTTCAACAAGCTTGACATATAGACCACTGAAATCACCATAAACTATTGCCTTAGTGGAAACGGCCATTGCAGGCATATTGTCTGATACGTAAACCGGTTTGCCCAGCAGGTCCCATCCGAAGGCCTTAGTGGTGTCCTTATTGAGGATGTAAGCACCGTCAAGGTCCTTCAGCTTCCTGATTGCCTTGAATGTTGCTTTCTTCATGATCCATGAAGCGTTTGCCTGGTAGATTTCGGGAACGGTCATCTGAAGGTCGATAAGTTCATCGGCTGTG